CGTAAAAAAGCCTCTCGTTGTTGAACAAGGATAGCTATGGCTAGAGATGCAGCCTACTGGGCTCGTAAAGAGCACTATGAACGTACAGGTTCATGGCCAGAAACTCCTAAGAAGAGGGAAGAAGCTCACCCTGTCGTGTCTCAGCAGCTGTCAGAAGCGCCTAAGATAGAACAAGAAGACCATGTGTCTAAAGTAGTTGAAGCATGGCATAAAGCTAATCCAGGATTTAGATAATAGTTAAACTTGACAAATAGTCATTAAATATATAATATAAATATAGACACGCCAATTGGGTGTCGTAAATTAATACTGTGCTTCGGACAGTTTGTGAAAATGGTATCGTAGCACAGTTGTCGTCTAAGGAGACAAAATGCATATACAACCATATTCAAATGACCCATGGGATAAAAACAAAAAACCACCTTATACTCCCTGGGGTCCAAATATCCACGAAGATAGTTATAAGAAGTGGCAATCAGAGAAGCCTAAGGTTATTACCATTGCTGACCTATTCCCTCGTCTAGACCGTCTATCTATTGGCTGGTCACCTATCCTTGACCAACTCAAGGAAATTACCTCAAATAAACCAACCTATCCCCCATACGACATTGTTCAATTGGATGATGAAACTAACCTACTCAATGTAGCTGTTGCTGGTTTTAGTAAAAAAGAAATTACTGTTACTGTTAAAGACTCTACTATTACTATTCAAGGTAACAAGGAGAGTAAGGCTAAAGGAGAAGTACTATATCAAGGTATAGCTACTAGAGACTTTACTCTATCTCTTGCTATTGCTGAGTACTGGGTAGTAACAAGTGCTGAACTAGATAATGGACTACTAGTAATTACTTTTAAGAAAGAGCTTCCTGAAGAAAAGAAACCTAAGGTAATTGACATCAAGTAATTTTGGTGTATACTAATTACAAGAGCGTGTGTTCGCCAGGAGCACCGTATGTTCTCGCGTGAGCCTAGTGGCAATCATCCTGGCACAAGGGCTAGAAATGGTGTCGATTGCAGAACAAAGCCTCCAGTAGGAATCTGTAAGACCACAGTTCAATTCTGTGCTGGTCCACTGCCACGGTATGGCAACTAGCCGTGGATAACTCCGCCCATTGTTTCGTCCTTGGGAGTAGTTGCACTAATGGTTCTAAGTGTTACGGTAGCACAGCGGTCTCCAACACCGTTAGCGTAGGTTCGACTCCTACAGAATCAGCGAACAATAACAGATAGGAGAATAAAATGGCAAAAGGTGCCCGTAACGATAAAAGAAATAGTGGGAAGGCTTTTAAGAAGTCTCCAAAAGTATTTGACCCAATCAAACGTAAATTAGTTAAGGCTTAACAATGCCTACTTATCAGTACAAATGTGAAACTTGTGAGACTACTGTTAGTCACGTTGTAACCATATCAGAGCAACGTATAGTTCCAGAATGTTTAGAGTGCAAGAAAGAGATGACTCGTGTCTTCTCAGCACCGTCACTCACCTTTAAAGGCTCAGGATGGGGGTCTGACAGGTGATTCCAGAAACGTTACTTATTGGTACTCAGATATGGGACATAGTAGAACACAGTTCTAAAGAAGATGGCATGTTGTATGAGGATAACTACGGGTATACACTAGAACGTCGTAACATGATTATTATTGATATAGATGCAGCCACAACCCGTAAGAAGCAAGTGCTAATGCACGAGATTCTACATGCTATTAGATTTACTTTTTTTACAGGAAGTAAAATGAATCCTAAGCTAACCTTTGAAGAAACAGAGCATTACTTCATTGGAATGTACGAAGAAACCCTTTTAATGGTACTAAAAGACAACCCCGAGCTTTTAGACTACCTAACTAGTTAATAGTTGCCCAACACAAACATCTGTGCTAGGGTGTTTTTATAACTTAATAGAGAATGTCACTTCGACAATAAACGACCCCAGTACTAAAGCAATGAAAGGTAAGGTCGCTAAATGAAAAAGTACGTAATAATAGCCAGCGTTCTTTTAACTCTCGCTGGTTGCTCCGCTTCTGCGGCAATAGCTCAGATTGAAAACACAAAGGCAGTACAGCAACACCAAGTAAAAGAGCAGTCATTAAAAACGGGTTTAATCCAAATACAAAAGATTAAACGTAATTCTGTTCAAATGGCTCATGTAGTAAAGTATCTGAAGACTCGCGTAGGACGTACATCCTATGTATTCTCAGGTGCCAGTCCCCGTGGATGGGACTGTTCAGGTCTAGTACGCTGGACTTATAAACAATTTGGTATAGTATTACCACACTCGGCAGATGCCCAAGCACATATTGGAGCTAGAGTTTCTAACCCTAAAGTTGGAGACATTGTAGTGTTTGCTTACAATGGCAGCACTAACTTCTATCATGCCGCCATTTACATCGGAAATGGAAAAATGATTAATGCACATCGTGGAACACAGTCTACGATAGTTCAACCTTTATCAGACTATAAAAAGAGTCAGATAAGGTTTGTGAGAGTAATCAAAACTCTATAAGCAGTAGCCCCGCTGGTTTAGACTGGCGGGGCTTTCTGTTTCTGTCATACTGTTTATATTGAATAGTAAGGGAATTAGGCATGTGTTCTGGTTGCAGAAGTGTACAAAGTAAAGACTTTGATGACAAACCATTTACCAGTACTAAAAACGGCTCAATGGGGGATGATGGTGTAGCAATGAAGGATGACACCAAATATGATGGAGACAGTGGTCAAGGTAAAAAGTTTGAGGGAATGGCTCCAGGTAAATCCACTGGAGCAACAGAAGCCCAATATACTGGAAGGCAATAATGCCATCTCAATCAAAACTTTCTAAAAGAACTAAAGGAATGTATGCTGGCCAAGCAACAGACATTGGTCAGTATCTTGATGATAATCTTAAAATGACTAGTGGCACACAGCCGTATGAACTTCAACAGCAAACTCGTGGAGAACAAACTCCAAGTAACTATGCTTTTAATCAGTGGCCTTACATGGTGTCGGGGCAAACTAACTATGACCCTTCTACATTGTTGCCTGGCTCTAATCTAAGTGCAGTACAGCAGGGAGCTCAAGGATTAGCTAGAGATGCTGGTGTTAGTGACGTAGAAACTGGAAATCCGTCTGGTTTGAATGGTATGCCAAGTAATTAACAAACTTTTTTTGTATTCTTAATATAGAAAATACAATTCCTTTACTAATACACTTACAATCTGTAACATCTTTATATTAGTTAGAGGTACTAAATGAAACTTACTGGAAATGTTCTTCTCAGAATTTTGGCAACATTTGTTGCGTCCGCTCTTGGTGTTATCGGTGCTGGTTCCCTTGGGGGCGTTGCTCCTGCTACTGCCGCTCTTGTTGGCGGTATTCTTGCTGTAGCCAAGGTTATTGAACGCTTGTCTATTGCTTTCCTAGAAGATGGTAAATTATCTAACGCTGAAATCAACGCTGCTTTCCAGCAGTCTGTTCAGCTAAAAAATGTTAAAAAAGAGGACTAGTGTTTAAACGTAACCCAAATATGCCAAAACATAAAGAGTTGGTAGAATTGGCACTAATAAGTTGGCGTGAACACACCGCGAATAGTACTCGTAAGTACACCGCAAATGAGTGTATAGCATACCAAAGAGGCTTTATTTCTACGTATAAGCGGAAACTAAAACAAAAATCATAGACAATAGATACATAACCCCGAAAGGACAAACATGTCTGAACTTGTATACCATGAACCATTTGATAAAAAACTTAGAGGAGATGAGCTCGGTAACTTAGCTCCATACCGCAATGGTAGACCACACCGCGGGCAGGACTGGGCACCAAAAGAAAAGAGCCCAATCAAAGCTATCTGTGATGGAACTGTCGGTCTTGTTGAATGGACTGACGTTCTAGGTTGGATTATTGTCCACTCATCAAAAGATGCTAAGCACTGGGTTCTTTACGCTCACCTAGCTGAAAAGCCAACCCTAAAAAAGGGTGACAAGGTTGTTGGTGGACAAACTGTTCTAGGACTAGTTGGTGGTGGCAAGAACACCCCATCAGGCTCAGCCTCAACAGGCGCTCATCTACATATGACTGTCGCTACTATGGGTAAAGACTTTTCAGGTGTAGAAGCACACTTACTTCCATTTGAGCGTCTAGTAGACCCACTAAAGCTATTTAAGTAAAATGCAAGGCTCCATAGGACATCCAGCACTTAGCTCACAAATTTCGTGGGCTGGTCCTGGGCGTCCTATTGGAGAAGGATTTGGCGGGGGCTATCGAGTAAAAAAGGGGATAAAGTAATATGGACCAAATTGTCTTTTATTGGGCCGCAGGCGTCATAACAGTCGGAACTGCACTCGGATTGCTTTGGAGGCTTCTAAAGCCGGTATGCGACCGTGTACACGCTGCTATGGATGCCTGGGATGATTTCCACAGAGATTGGGCTGGAGAACCGGCAACACCTGGTCGTTCCGCCGTGCCAGGTGTAATGGAGCGCTTAAACCGTATTGACGGTGAGTTGAAGCGTAACGGCGGCTCTTCCATGAAAGACGCTATCACTCGAGTTGAAAAGAAGCTAGAACAAATTGATGCTAGACTTGATGAGGGAAACAACCGCTTTGATAATATTGAGGGTAAAATAAATGGCTAGTTCACCTAAAACAGTAGGTTACCATCTTGCAACTGCTACAGGGAAATTAAAAGGAAAAAACTCTCTTTCTAGTATTAAAAATTCTAAACAGTTTAAAAACTGGGTAAGCAGTAGACCTACTAAGCCAATGTCTCAAGTAATGCAAGAAAAAATGGACGCTACTCGTAAAGCCCGTCCACTAGCAACTTTAGAAACTAACAACGTTTTTTCTAGACACAATGCTGATATGAGCATTCTTTCTAATAGGCCAACCAATAGTCAAAAAAGTAATTATAGTGCTTGGAAAGCAAGGCACTTAGCGTATAACTCAGCGTTATCCCGCCAACAATTGCTTCAACCGGGTAATCGTGCTATTCAAGCTATTGAGCCAACAAACCAATCCCCTACTAAAAAATATCCAGCACCAATAACTAAGTACTATGTTCCTAGAGGCGGACAACTTGGTACTACATTCCAAAATGATTTGCCAGACACTTCAAAACCGTTTATTCAAGCCGTTTAAATTTAGACTGAAAAATATGCTAAAATGGTGCACTCTAGTATTAGACTTAAAGAAGGTTGGGTAAATGCCTCTCATTCGTAAGTTCGCTGTTCAGGGACACCCCGTCCCTAGTGGCTACTCAAGTCCTCGGGGACCATTTCCTCCTGAGATTTTCGCGCAGAATCCCAGGGCAGAAGATGAGCTCCCAAACTCCGACTCCTTACACGAAGCACTAGATGATGTCCGCATGTTTCGTTGTAAATACTGTGGCGACATTCTCTACGAGGATGAACTATACACTCATGATTGCAATCAGGAAGAAGAATAAAAATGCCAATTGTTAACGGCCTTGGAGCCACAACAAATAATAATGGTCATTCATTGGATGACAAATCAAACGTTCAAGTTGACTTTGTATGGGGTAATTTCCCTATGCAGCCTAACGATGACCGTCAGGATAACCCAACAAACAGCGGAAACATTTTCCCGTCCACCCTACTTGACCCAACTGTAAGCGTTCACAATACTGTTGTTGGAGCTTACAATGGTTACCCTTTGTATGAAATCGGAGCAAAAGACAGCTACGGATTCTACCAGGGAACCCGTGGTGCCGACACTAGCACTACAATTGACTACATCAAGGTCCCACTAGTTCTTGGTAAGACAACTGCTCTTGCTATTGATGCACTTGAAGATGCTGGTTTCGTCAAGCTATTTGCTGACATTACCCGTGTTAACGTAACAACCACTAGTAGCGCTAACATTTACGCACTAAACGCAGATACTACTTACCCAATTAACAGTAAGATTACAATCGTAGCTGGTACCCTAGGTTCAACTAAGGTTCCTTCTTACGTTCTTGGTGAGTGGACTGTGGCTGGTAACGGAACTGGTTATGTAACTATTACTAGCTCTGCAGCATTTACTGTTGCTGACACAGCAAATATTAACTCTACCGGAACTATCAGAAGTGGCCTAAAGGGTGAAGTTAACACTATTACCACTGCGACTGCTGCAACAAACACCGCTAAGACAATTACCCGTGTTGATGTAACCACGCCTAGCTCGGCCAACATTTACGCGGCTAGCGCAGACACTGCTTACCTACTAAACACTAAGATTACTATTGCTTCTGGTAACTCTGTTCCAGCTGCTGTAGTAGGTACTTGGACTGTAACTGGTTCTGGTACTGGTTACGTAACCATTACTAGCTCCGCAGCATTTGGTACAGCTACTAACACAGCAAGCCTAACTGCAACTAACCAGCTAACTGGTGCTACTGGAACTGTAAAGACTCAGAGCATTGCTGCAGAGACTGCAAGTACCGCTCCTGGAGCCGCAATCACTATCACTCCTTGGGCTTAATAGTTAAAGGAATTTAAAATGGCTGAACGCCTGAACTCTAGTAACCTAGGCCAATTTGCCTTGCGGAGTTCAGGCGTTCAAGCATTTGACCCGGTAGGTAAACAGCTTGGTGCTAGTGAAACAGTCATGCGTCAAGTGTCTGAGTTTATGGATGTTGATACTCGAAGAGAAGCTTTAGGTTTAGCTGGGGAAGAGTATGATGAACGTGGTTTTCTTGGGGGTCTAGCTTCTTCAACAACAGCTTCTAGACAAGCTGAAATTCAACGAGCTATTTTTAATATAAATAATAATCAATTTAAAAATAGAGCACAAGTTGCAGAGCTTTCCGGTCTTGGAGATGAGTTCTTTAAATTTGGAGAAAATAGTACTGAAAATCTTTTGTATAAACGAGGTATTACAGCAGATTCCTATCTAGGTTCGGGGTATGAAACCCCAGAAAGAACACAGGGTAAAAGGTCAGGTTGGACATACAAGGGAACCCCGGCTGCAGCCTCAGCTTTAGCTGACATTCCTACCTCAACAACAAACTGGAGACGCCCTAGAACAGTAGCCGCTGGTTACGATTATAACCAAGATACAGATACAGGTGTACTAACAGTTGTGTTTCGTGACGGAACCTTCTATAATTATTATGATGTACCACCTTCTGTTTGGATTGAGTTTCATGACTCTTTTTCAAAAGGCCCAATGCTTAACCGTAAAACTAAAAACGGTGGGCAAGCTATAGACGGTAAACTTCTATCTTACAAACACGGCCCTGCTGATATGAGTAACTTAAGCCCAACTGCTCAAGAGTTCTTATATAAAATTGCTAGAACATCACAGATTTATTACAGAAATAAAACTGCTACAGTTAACCAAGCTACTGGTAAACCATCAATAGGTTCTGGTCAAAACACTAGGGCTAAACGTAAACGAGATTTAAATAAACTTGCTAAAAAAGCGGGGTATAACCCAAACAAAAACGCAGGAAGAGCTAGACGACCATAAGGAATACATGCCTCGGACACACGACATCGGAACTAAAAGATTTATACAGTTTATAGACTTTCCTGTAAAATGGGGGTATAAACTAGTAGTACGTGGATGGACTCAAGAAATTAAAGAGCCATTCCGTACAGCAACTCCATTAATCTTTAGACTACCCTTTCATAAGGCAGTAGTCTTTGGTATGTGGACTGGAAAACAAATAGACGAAGAGTCGGCACTAAATAACGCTATACAAGGACGGGTACTAACTGATGAAGATTTTCAAGAGGAAAAAGGCTGGACACCAGCCAAGCAGCAAACTGCAGAAAAGGGTATCTGGGATTGGGACGCTTGATTTAGTTATGTGGGTTGAGAACGCACTATTTGTTATTGGAAAAGAAATAACCCACTACCAGCGCAATAAAAGCCAAGACTCTCTTGATGAAGCTCTGTTAGGTGCAGAGGCACTTATTGCAATTATTAAAGAACTACAAACAAGGGCATAGATGAACTCCGAAGAAGAGTACGAAGAAGAACAAGAGTTTGACTCCTCGGCATGGGACTTAGACCCAGAAATTGACTACGACAATGAAGAAGTTCAGTTTGAAGAAATTGACCCAGAGTTTTATCGTAATCTAGAGGCTCTTGAAGAAGATGAAGAAGAAGACGAAAAAGAAGAAGATGTCTTTTCTCAAGACTTTATCGACCGATTAGTAGATAAAATCATGCTCTTTATGGAAGGCCTAGTAGGATATGCTCTTCATGATTACCAGCAACCATTAGCTAGAAGAATTATTGAGTCTGTCTTAATTGGTAAGGGTGATGAGATTACCGCTCTAGCATCTCGTCAGTCTGGTAAGTCAGAAACTATTGCTAACACAGTATCCACACTTATGGTGCTTCTTCCAAAGCTATCTATACTTTACCCAGAGTTGTTAGACAAATATAAAAATGGTATTTGGGTTGGATTGTTTGCTCCTACTGAAGGCCAGGCAGAAACATTATTTGGTAGAACTGTTAGTAGGTTAACTTCTGAACGTGCCCAAGAGCTTTTGGGTGACCCAGAGATTGACGACCAGGCTGCTAAAATTGGTGGTGTAACAAGAATGGTACGCCTAAAGAACTCAGGCAGTAGCATAACAATGATGACTGCTAACCCTAGAGCTAAGATTGAATCTAAGTCGTTCCATCTTATCGTTATTGATGAGTGCCAAGAAGCTGATGACTTTGTTGTTTCTAAGTCTATTGCCCCTATGCTAGCGTATTACGCAGGTATCATGGTTAAGACTGGTACCCCAACAACTTCTAAGAACAACTTCTATAAAGCGATTCAACTAAATAAAAGATTACAGACTGAACGAGGCAGAAGACAGAACCATTTCCAATGGGACTGGAGAGATGTATCTAAAGTCAACACAAACTATAAAACGTTTATTAAACAAGAGATGTTAAGAATTGGAGAAGATTCTGATGAGTTCCAGATGTCGTACAACTGCAAATGGCTACTTGAACGAGGCATGTTTGTTACGACTACCTTATTGGATGAGCTTGGTGACACATCTCAAGAGCTCGTCAAGACATGGCATAAAACCCCTGTTGTGGTCGGAATCGACCCTGCTCGAAAAATGGACTCCACTGTTGTCACAGTTGTCTGGGTGGACTGGGACAGGCCCGATGAGTTTGGCTATTTTGACCACCGAATCCTTAACTGGCTTGAAATACAAGGCGATGACTGGGAAGAACAATACTTCCAAA